TATAGGACATTGTATATATGTGAAAATATATGCAAAAATAATAACATTCCATATCTAATGTTTGATGTAATGACAAACACAAAGGATGAAGCACCATTAGAAGGCGAAGACGTAAAATTTTGGTCTGGTGATCACCCAGTAGATAAATCATTATATAATGCAATAGATAAAAACAACTATATGGAAACAAGTTATTGGGACTGGATTATGGGTGGACAATTTCCGGAAGTTAAAATTAACGGAGGCCATGCCAATGAAGCAGGCCATGAGAGATGGGCACAAAAACTAGTCGAAGAATTAAAAGAAAGGAATATATACGGAGTATAAAATGCAAAAACCATTTGATTTAAGCAAATTTAGAACCGGCATCACTAAAAGTATTAGTGGTATTAGTGCCGGTTTTCACGATCCAGTAGATTGGATCAGCACAGGAAACCACACACTCAATTATTTGATCAGTGGTGATTTTAACAAAGGCGTACCACTAGGTAAAGTTAGTGTGTTCGCTGGTGAGTCCGGTTCAGGTAAAAGTTTTATTTGTTCAGGTAATTTAGTCAGAAACGCACAAGACCATGGCTGTCAGGTTGTGTTATTTGACTCAGAGAATGCTCTTGACGAAGATTGGCTCAAAGCATTAAACGTTGATACTAATCCAGAAAAACTATTAAAGATTAGTGTGTCAATGATTGATGATGTAGCAAAATCTATTTCAGAGTTTATGAAAGACTATAAAAGCAATTATGGTGATTTAGAGTATGACGAAATGCCTAAGTTATTATTTGTTGTGGACAGTTTGGGTATGTTGCTAACCCCTACAGATGTAGATCAGTTTCAAAAAGGTGACATGAAAGGTGACATGGGTCGTAAGCCAAAGGCTCTTACAGCATTGGTTAGAAATACTGTTAACCAATTAGCACCATACCCAATCGGCTTAGTGTGTACTAACCACACTTATGCATCACAGGATATGTTTGACCCAGATGATAAAATCAGTGGCGGACAAGGCTTTGTGTATGCAAGTAGCATAGTAGTTGCTATTAAAAAACTAAAACTCAAAGAAGATGCAGACGGTAACAAAGTGTCAACTGTACAAGGTATTAGAGCGGCATGTAAAGTAATGAAGTCCAGATACAGCAAACCTTTTGAAGGTGTGCAAATTAAGATTCCATATGAAACTGGAATGGACCCTTACAGTGGTATGTTAGAAATGCTCGAAGCAAAAGGCATTGTAGAAAAAGTTGGTAACAAACTGTCGTATGTTTCACCTGTAACAGGCGAAGAAATTAAAGAGTTCAGAAAAGGCTGGAGTGGAGAAAAACTTCAGGTAATTATAGACGAATGGGGACAAAATCCTAAAGCAGTTCCAGAAGATATCGATGATGATTTTGATGAGAACGAGGTGGATGACCCTTCAGTATATGAGGAGAATGTCGAATGACTGTAGATTTAACTTTAATAATCGAAACTTGGGAATGTGTTAAGCCTTCTGTAAACGTTAAGGAACGTGACGAGGTTTGTGCAAATTTAGTAAGAGTTTTTGATGACCAGGGTATGGTTGACTATGACGAAGTAAGCATAAATGACTGTGATAAGCATTTACGCCAAGCAATTGAAGAATACTTTGAAGTGGAAGATCATGAGGAAGAAGAAGAGGACTGGGATTAGTAATGGCAGGCTGGTATAACAAAGTAGCAGACAATCTTAGCAACATAGTAGATGCAATAGAATACTTTGATGCTGAACTAGAAGATGCAAAAAAGGAATGTTATATCAAAGGTAATGTGGAACGCAATAGTGCCGCATTACCTGGAGTTACTGAACACAGGTTCAATCAACTACAAGAAATTGAAGCAATATTAGAACACATTAATATTCAATTAAGAAAAACTCGCAGTAGAGTTTTTAGAAACTTTTTAGAAAGTTACAACAGAACATTAACCTCAAGAGATGCAGACAAGTATGTCGACGGCGACGATGATGTAATTAATCTTACACAACTTGCGAATCAATTCAGTTTGTTAAGAAACAAGTATCTCGGTATAATGAAAGGATTAGACACCAAGCAATGGCAGATAGGACACATAGTGAAATTGAGGACAGCAGGTATGGAAGATATATCAATTTAGATATATTAGATGACTTACTTGAATCAATACACGAACTCAAAGACAAAGAAAAATTTGTACTATCACTCGACGAATCTGTTGAGCCTACTATTGAAGATATACTAAAATCATATCTTAAATGGCACCAAATCAAAGTAATACCTAATGCAAAAGGCAAAACTGTCTTTGCTACATTACATCAATCGCCAAGCAGATTAGTACTAGAATCAGAAGTAAATGTATCGTTTTCATATTTTTATGATAACCTAGAAAAGGACATTGATGTATCTGATATAAGAAAAAATATACTTTCATTAACAGGATTTTTTGATATGACATTTCAGTCTACCAATAATGGCAATGACATATTTACATCAATAATGACTGTAAGAGAATACTTTAGACACAATATGTTAGCACATAGAGACTGTGTAATAACTGTTAATAATGCAGATATGAATACAATAAATGCATTATCAAATACTAATTCCACAGGACTTGCTGTAGGATTTAAAGATAATAAGATTGATATCGAAACTCTTAAAACACATTGCGAGGAATCAGCAGAATTTATATCGTGTATTATATTACCAGACGATACAGAGAATGTTAAGGAAGTATGCGACATAGTTAAAAGTCATAGTATTTTTGTAATTAAGATTGCATCGTATGAAGATTTTTTACGTGGCAAAGACTTATTTGATAATGGGGTTGATATCATTGCTTTTGGTCCTGTAGCAACTACTGAAAAGTTACATTATTACTTGCCATTTCACAGGCAAGATAATACAGGATATTCTTTAGGATTTGGTACAGTTTCGCAATCCGGTTACAACAGAAGAAGCATAGAAATTTGTAAAAGTATTTTATAAAATGTATAATTTTATTAATTTAAATGGAACAAGACTAAGCAGGTTACAAAAAATTAATAGTGACGTTAATATTGTTGCACCTACAAATATAGAACATTTTAAAGAATTAATAAACAATGGTTATAAAGTATTAATAGATGCATTCAAAGAAAATTCTTTAAATGAAAATGAATATGTCGACTATATAGAAGAACACAAGATTCCTGTATTGATCGATGCTTTATATGAAGCAAATGTTATGAAATTTCATAATGTAAATATTAACACAGAGAAAACATTGCTAATTTCCAATTTAGATTTAGAGTTTCATGGAGATTTAGATAATGCAATATTATTTCCTTACTTTCTAGTGCAATCTTATTTGTTTTGGTCCGGCAAAGATATCCTGAGCAAAGATTCTACATTCAGTCCTTTAAGTATAGATGATCATTTAAATGCAAATAAAAAATCTTGTTTATGCCTAAACGGCGTAAGTAGGCCAAGCAGACGATTTGTATACGATTACTTTAGAGATAATAACTTAATAAAAGATGCTGTATTTTCATTTCATAATAGAGGTACTGAATTACCATGGGAGGCAGAATATCCAAAAATTATGCTGTCTACAGATGTTAATGTAAAAAATGACGGCGTAACTTGGGATAACACATTTGACAATGATTGGTTTAAAGATACGTTCTTTAATTTAGTTACAGAAAGTGCTGGACACAATGAAGCCAATAGAACAAGCCAAGCATTTTTTAAAAATCATAATTGCTTCTTTCCTACAGAAAAAGTATTCAAACCTATTTTTAATGCTCACCCTTTTATATGCATTGCAACACAACACTTTCATAAAAATTTAAAAAAGTACTTTGGTTTTGAGTTATACGATGAAATTTGGGATTACAGTTTTGATAGCGAACCAAGTGAATTAAAAAGATGGCAAATGGCATGCGAACAAGCAAAAGACAAAATAGAAAATGGAATAGATTACAATTTAATTAAAGACAAATTAATACACAATCAATCTATATTTTTAAATGAGTCAATGCATGAAAAATATGTAAATGATTTTTTAATAGAGATTGACAAAACACATATATAATGTATAATAAACTTTATGGCTAGACAAACAAGATTAGAAATAAGAGACGAAGTAAACATTAAGTTTCATGACTTAGATGTAGCCACACGCAGAAAACTATCTGACACTTGCAAATACTTCTTGCCATATGCATATCACATGCCGGCATACAAATTAGGTCGTTGGGACGGCTATGTGAGATTTTGTGATGTTGGTGGCAGAAGTTATTTGAATCTATTAGACCAACTTATTCCTGTAGTAACTGAATTAGGTTACGAAGTTGTACTTGATGATAAAAGAGAAAAATGGGATTTTGGCTTTGATGAAGTAAAGCAAGATACATATGAAGAATTTAGTTGGCCTAAGAAACACCCTGCAGAAGGATTACCAATTATACTTAGAGATTATCAAGTAGAAATAATTAACAAGTTTTTAGCCAACCCACAATGTATACAAGAGATTGCCACAGGTGCTGGTAAAACACTAGTAACAGCCGCACTAAGTCATCAATGCGAGAAGTATGGTAGAACAATAGTGATAGTGCCTAATAAGGACCTTGTAACGCAAACAGAAGCGGACTACAAGCATTTAGGACTTGATGTTGGTGTTTTCTACGGGGACAGAAAAGAATACAATAAAACGCACACAATTTGCACTTGGCAAAGTTTAGAAATATTACACAAAAAGTCTAAAGCCAAAGAAGCAGTAGATTTTGATATAGGTGAATTCATTGACGGTGTTGTGTGTATTATGATTGACGAAGTACACAAAGCAAAAGCAGATGTACTAAAACAATTACTTAGTAGTGTGTTTTCTAATGTGCCAATTCGTTGGGGATTAACAGGAACAATACCCAAAGACCAGCATGAAGCAGTTGCAATGACAAGCACTATTGGTCCTGTAATTGGACAGTTAAGTGCAAAAGAATTGCAGGACAAAGGTGTACTATCTAACTTGGAAGTAAATGTTTTACAGTTAGCAGATACGCATGTAGGCTTTAGTAACTATGCACAAGAACTAAAATGGATAACAACCAATCCTGAAAGAATAGAATTTATAAGTCAACTAATAAACGGCATGACAGACAATGGAAATACATTAATTTTAGTAGACAGAATAAAAACAGGCGAGTTGTTAATAGAACAAAACCCAGACTGGGTCTTTGTAAGCGGTGGCATGAAGCAGTCAGAAAGAAAAGAAAACTATGACGAAGTCAGTGAAGCAGAAGGCAAAGTAATTGTTGCAACTTATGGTGTTGCGGCAGTTGGTATTAACATACCAAGGATATTTAATTTAGTACTTATTGAGCCTGGTAAAAGTTTTGTTAGAGTTATACAAAGTATTGGTAGGGGTATAAGAAAAGCCAAAGACAAAGACTTTGTGAATGTGTTTGATATTACTAGCACACTAAAATACAGTAAAAAACATTTAACAGAAAGAAAGAAATTTTATAGAGAAGCAGAGTATCCGTTCAAGGTTACAAAGATAGAATATATTTAAATATAGATTGACTTTTAAATTAAAGGTGCTATAATTATGTTTACGGAGAAGATATGAATATACTAACAATTGAAAACAATGTCTATGATTTAGATAGTGTGCCTGATCAAGTAAACGATCTCAGGTACTGCATATTAGACGTTAGCGACCCAGAATTTTATGACTACTATTGGCTAGAATTAATTTTTCTAGAAAGTTTTTATTCACCAGCAGTTGTTCTAAACATTGGCGGGCATGAAGTAAAAATGCCAATGGATTGGAGTATAGCAATTTGCGATGACGACTATCATACAGAAATAGAAATTGTTCCACTTACAAGTTTAAACAACAGAGGTTTTAAAACGCCTGTGTTTAATCCAATGAATAATAAGATTCCAGAAATAGAAGAAGTATTCATTACAAATTATTATCAAGACATCAAATGGTTTTTTCCAAAGTTAAAGCCAGGGCATTTATTAGTAACTCCTATAGAACAAAAGGCAGTTCCTAAAAGTGTATTATTTGTTAAAGAAGCAAACAAGATACCAGATGTTGTTGATTTAGCAGATGTTTTTTAAGGAGATATAATGGCAAAAAGAAGATTTAGAATAGATAGCGGATACTACGGAGGCGAAACAGTTATTGGAGAAGTTACCAATGAATTTGTAACAAAAACAATAGGCTTGGATGAAGGTGAACTTGTTGACACAGTTTTATCATTCGATGACTGGGGTGGTGACGAAGAACTTGACGAAAATGCAGAACACGATGATCCTGAGCAAGTTCCTGCACCAAGAGAAGATTACTATATGTGGGAATGCGATGACATTGAACATATTAATAGTGCATACGGTGATTCAGAATTAGCAGTATTTGAAGTACCGGCAGACGGCGAAGACGACTATGCCTACGATAACGAATTAGGTAGTTTTAGTCCTATTCATATGTATGGAAGAGAAGGTGGATACTTTGGTAGTGAAGAGCCTGAACTTGTAAATGAAGAAGATGACGAAGGTAATTATTATGTACCAGTGTTAGCATTTCACAGTTGTGAGAAAGGAACTTTTGCCAGTTACTTTGTAGAAACAGACGGCGACGACTTTGATCAATACAAATTAGGTATGGGCATTGTGGAAACTAATGTAGGCGAATTCATTGATAGAGTGTACTATGACAAGGTAGAACTTGACGCAGAATATGATCAAAATGATACTACCGGTAAAAGTTATCACGCAGAAGTTGGTTGGTTAAATAAGAAGTGGCACGACTCAGAAGACAAGTACAATGAACTAGACAAAGAGTACTTGCAAGATTTCGACGATAACGCCGAATGGGAACGTGAACAAAACGAGGAATAATGAGAGTATTAATTTTTGGTTTGCCAGGCAGTGGTAAAACATATCTAGCAGAACGACTAGTTGAATATTTAGGTGATAAAGTTGCCTGGTTCAACGCAGATAAAGTTAGAGAAGAAGCAAACGATTGGGACTTTTCTGAAGAAGGTAGATTAAGGCAAAATCAACGAATGATTGATTTATGTATAAATGCTGAATTAGAAGGCAAAATTGCTATAGCAGATTTTGTAGCACCATTTGAAAGTGCAAGAAATAAATTCTTTGCTGACTATGAAATATTTGTAGACACAATAGAAGCAGGTAGATTTGAAGATACTAATAAAGTGTTTGAAAGACCTGTAGCAACAGATTACAACGTACAAGAACAACGTGGTGATGTAGATGCTAAAATAATTGCTTACGAAATTGGACAGAGATTTATATGGGATAACCAAGCACCCACTACACAAATGCTTGGAAGATTTCAACCTTGGCACCCAGGACACCAAGCACTATTTGATAGAGCATTGGCTAAACACAATCAAGTGTTTTTGATGGTTAGAGATATGCCAACTGATGAAAAGAATCCTTTTCCAGCACATGAAGTTATAGAAAACTTGCAACAGAGTTTGTGTAATTTTGCTGGCAAGGTAAAAATAGAGGTTGTACCTAACCTCTTAAACATAACGTACGGTAGAGATGTTGGTTATAAAATTGAACAAGAAGTTTTTGACGATGCTATACACGATATCAGTGCTACTAAAATACGTGAACAAATGAGAGAAGAAGGAAAATTATAATGGCAGACGACCACGGTATGGCAACAGCATATCACTTAATGAGAAAAATTACGCAATGGCACCATGATAGAAATCTTATTGATGGTGCAACAGACAAAGATCAATTAGCAAAACTCATACAAGAAATGGGCGAACTAAGTGACAATATTTGTAAAGGCAAAGACGTTGCTGATGACATTGGTGATATGATTGTTGTATTAATTAATATAGCAGAAAGGAACGGCCTTACTATAGAGGACTGTTTAGAACAAGCATGGAATGATATCAAAGACCGTAAAGGTAAAATGGTAGATGGTATCTTCGTTAAAGAAGGAGATTTATGAGTTACGAATTTACAAGCGAAAGTGTCAGCATAGGACACCCAGACAAAATAGCAGACTTAATATCAGATGCTGTAGCAACATATTTAATAAATGGCAAACAAACACATAGAGCGGCTGTAGAAACATTGGTAACTACTAATATGGTTACACTTGCAGGTGAATACAAAAGTGATAAGTTTGATAAAGATGAAATTGAAGACATTGTAAGAGCAGTTGTACAAGATATTGGTTATGAACAAGATGGCTTCCATTGGGAAAAATTAAAAGTATATAATGAACTACACGGGCAATCCCCGGATATTGCATTAGGTACAGATGAGTTTGGTGCAGGTGATCAAGGACTAATGTTTGGATATGCTTGTAATGAAACTCCTAATTATATGCCAAGTGCTATTCATTACAGTCACAAAATTCTAAAAAGGCTTCAAGTTGAAAGAGAAGGTGGCGAGGATTGGATTGGACCAGATAGTAAAGCACAGGTAACAATGGCATATGACAATGTAAATACTCCAACAGGTATTACAAAAATTGTATGCAGTACGCAACATAGTGATGATATAAGCATCGAAATAGTACGTGATAAAATTGAGCAAATTATTAGAGATGAAATTACAGATCAAGATTTAAGTAATACAGAATTCTTAATCAATCCAACTGGTAGATTTGTTATCGGTGGACCAGATGGAGATACTGGACTTACTGGAAGAAAAATTATCGTTGATACTTATGGCGGTTATGCTCCACATGGAGGTGGTGCTTTTTCAGGTAAAGACTGTACTAAAGTTGACAGAAGTGCGGCCTACATGGCACGTTACTTGGCAAAGAATATTGTAGCAAGTGGTAAGGCAAATAATGCCACAGTACAATTAAGTTATGCAATTGGTGTAGTAGAGCCAACTAGTTTGTATGTGTATGCAGACGGACAAGTAAGAACAGACTTAGTAGATTGGATTACAGAAAATGTTGATCTAACACCAAAAGGTATTATTGATAAATTTAATTTGTTTAGTTTAGATTTAACTACAACCACATTATATGGGCACTTCGGAAAAGACAATCTTCCGTGGGAACAAATTGATTTATTTTAATGAAAGAATTTTGGCAAGACCTAAAACAAGCAATTAGGACAGTACCTGACTTTCCTATACCTGGAATACAATTTAGAGACATCACAAGCCTCATAGA